TGATGACGCCGTTGCCGTTAGTGTGCCAATATTGCAGAGTTTTTTGAGCAAGAAGTCTCCAAATTTCGTCTGCAGATTGGTGCAACACCACCACGCCAAGGTGATTTGGTGGCGCGGTGTTGGCATGTACATCGGCTCCGCCAACCTATCTGGACCCGCGTGGTATAGTAATGTCGAAGCAGGCTGCTTTTTTCCCGAGGAGGAAATTACGGATGAAATTGCTGGCGACGTGCAAGAGATGTTCGCGACGCTGGAGGCCAATTCAACTCCTCTGACAGAGGAGCTTCTTAAGGAGATGCAAAAGCGAGCTGCTGCGCTCACAAAATCCGCCCCTGACCCGAAAGACTTTTGGAGCAGTCCGAGCTTCAAGAAGTGGTCGGGCTTGATCCAGACCGCACCGAAGAAGGCTCTCGATAAACGGCGACAGACATTTCTGGAGGAATGGCACTCGACCCTTCAAGAACTACGGGACATAGGAGAGCGCGTCCGATTGGCTGAAAATCGTCCAAAATGGATCAGCGAATCGGCACCCGCTGGCGCTCAAGCAGATCAGTTTCTGCATGCCCACTACTACCAAAGAACGTTCGACGGTCGACGTGCTCAATACGCCGAGTTCTACGAGGCCAACAAGTCGCGGCGCGACGCTGCGGTAAGCGAAGCAATCGCCTGGTGGCGAAGCCTTCCGAAGGCACCGACGCACGAAGATGAAATGCTCAACACGACCGCTCCATTCCTCCGGCAATCATTGTCCGAAGAATCGCTCTCAAATTTGAGCGAAGATATATTCCGAGAAATCTGCATGGGCGTCCACTCGATCAAGGACTATGCGCGACGGGTACCTAATCGCGCAGTTGATCTTCCTGAGAACGGGACTCGTTATACAATACCGCAAAAGGTCTCGGCGCTTGCTCATCGGATTTGGAACGCGAGTTCGGCCGACGGCAAAAAGATCGACGCAACCCTACGCGCAATTCTCTATGGCGGTTCAGATGAGCAGTTGCCAGAGCGGCTGTGGCGGTCGGTCAGTGATCCGAATTGGAAGATCGAGGGGCTTGGGATCAGCGCCCTTGGCGAGATTGTCGGTTGGGCGCTTCCCGATAAGTTCCCACCTCGGAACGGGCGAACTTCGAAAGCGCTCAGATCATTGGGATATGATGTTGCAGTCCATGTTGAGTAGCGGACAATCGCGACCTGCTATAAGCATCACTGCATTGATGCCATGGCATTTTACTTGCGGGCAGTGATGCAATGGAAAAATTGAAAACACTTTCCGTGAGTGAATTGCTGAAGCTGCATGCAGGAGTTCTCGACGAGCTGAGGTTGCGTGAAATAATCCGAAGTTCTAACGGACCGTCTGGTGACTATGCGGAGATCCTGTTTTCACGTTCATTTGGCTGGAACCTTGAAAACAATTCCTCGGCCGGGTACGACGCCGTGGACGAACGTGGCACCAGGTTCCAGATCAAGTGCCGTCGCGTGACCGCGAAGAATCCGTCGCGCCAGATGTCCGCCCTTCGAAACTTGTTGAACGACCCCTTTGATATCCTGGCGGCCGTTTTGCTTGATGAAGGATTTTCGGTGTCGCGGGCAGCTCTTATTCCGATCGCAGTCGTTATCGAGAAGTCGACCTTCACAAAACACGTCAACGCTCATCGCTTCATGCTGCGTGACTCTGTGTGGTCATTGCCGGGAGTGATCGATGTGACTGACGAGCTCAAACGAACTCAACAATCGATCTAGGGCAAACTGGCGCCTACGACAGTCGAGAAGCTCGGAAATGCGCTTCACCATCCAGCGTCCCGATCTCAGCAAAGCCCTTGCTGAAACCGAGAAGGATATCGAACGCGCTGTCACGTGGGGGATGCGCGATGCCGCCGACGGCCTGAAGCAGGATCTCCGCGAGGATGTGGTCGCGGCCGGGCTCGGTGAACGGCTGTCTCGGACATGGCGGGGAAAGACCTTCCCCGAGGTCGGCGAGAGCGTCGAAGCCGCTGCCTATGTCTGGTCGCGCGCGCCGAAGATTGTCGATGCCTTTGACCGGGGCGTGGTGATCCGCTCGGCGCGCGGCCTGTTCCTGGCGATCCCGACCGCCGCCGCCGGCAAGAGCGGACGGAGTGCCGTTGGATCGCGCGAAAAGATCACGCCGGAAGGCTGGCAAAGGCGAACCGGCCTGAAGCTTCGGTTCGTCTATCGCCGCGGCCGTCCTTCGCTGCTGGTCGCGGATGATGCCCGGATAAACACGCGCGGGCTTGCCGCCCGCAATCGCCGCAAGACCGGACAGGCCAGCGTCATCGTGTTCATTTTAGTTCCGCAGGTCGCGCTGAAGAAGCGGCTCGATGTCGAGAGCGCTGCCAAGCGGCAAGCCGCGCGCGTGCCCTCGCTGATCGCGCGGCACTGGCCGCAATCCTGAAGGCTCGTCATCCATGGCTTCGAAACGCGAAACTGTCCTTGCGGCAGTGAAGGCGCTTGTCGCCGCTGCCCTGCCGGGCGCGGAAGTGAAGCGCAATCTGGCCAAAGCCGAACGCATTCCGCCCGGCGGGATGGTCGTGATCCGCGACGGCGATCCGGGCGAACCGGAGGTCAGCCTCTCGCCGCTGACCTACCTCTATTCGCACCGTATCCCGCTTGAGATCGCCGCTTACGAAAGCGCGACGCTCACCCGCGAGCAGGTGGTGGACGCCATGATCGGCGCGATCGGCGCGGCGGTCATGGCGAACCGGACGCTCGGCGGGCTTTGCGACTGGACCGAAGCCGAAGCGCCGTTGACGGACGATATCGAAGCGCTCGGCGCCTTGCCCGGACGCTTCGCCGATCTCGCGATCCTTGCCGTCTACGCGACGACCGATCCTTTGAACTGAATGACGGCCCTTCGACTTCGCTTGGGCCTTTGCAACTGAACCAACAACGACAGGAGTATTCCCATGGCACGCGCACGCGGCGCCAACGCCGTCATGGCTGCGGTGTTTGAATCCACCTATGGCGTCACGCCCGGCACGGGCTTTCGCAAGCTGCCCTTCGTCTCGGCCAACCTCGGCGAAGAGCAATCCCTGATCGAAAGCGATCTCCTCGGCTATGGCCGCGATCCGCTGACGCCCGCCTATGACGTGGTGTCGAACGAGAGCGACATCGTCGTTCCGATGGATCACCGCAACATCGGGTTCTGGCTGAAGGGTCTTTTCGGCAATCCGACCACGGTTGCGACGGTCGCCGCAAAGGGCTCGATCCTGTTTTCTGCCCAGCCCACCGTGAACGCGACGATCACCATCAACGGCACGGCCTTCACCGCCGTGGCTTCGGGCGCGACCGGCAACCAGTTCAACATCGGCGCGAACCTCGCGGCGACGCTCACCAACATCGTGACCGTGCTCAGCGCGAGCGTCGTGCCGGCCGTCCAGCAGGCTACCTATACCCAGACCGGCGGCAACACGCTGGTGATCACCCGCACGGTGCTCGGCCCCACCGGCAACACGTTCACGCTGGCGGCTTCCACGACTCCCGCCTCAAACGGTACGGTCTCGGGCGCAACGCTCACCGGCGGCGCCAACGGCCACACCTTCGTCTCTGGCACGCAGACCCTGCCGTCGATGTCGATCGAGGTCGGGCTTCCCGACGTGCCGTTCTTCGGCATGAACTACGGCGCGCGGGCGAACAGCCTGTCCGTCCAGGCGCAGCGTTCCGGGCTTCTGTCCGCGACTGTCAACGTGATCGCCCAGGGTGAGGCGACAGCCACCGCGACGGCGGCAGGCACGCCGACCGTTCTCGATGTCGAGCGGTTCAGCCAGTTTCAGGGATCGATCACCCGCAACGGCGCGGTGCTCGGCAACATCGTCTCGGCGGAACTGATGTATTCGAACAACCTCGAAAAGATCGAGGTCATCCGATCCGACGGGCGCATCGCCGATATCGATCCCGGCATCGTCAAATGCTCTGGCAATCTCAATGCGCGGTTTCAGGATACGAGCCTGCTCGATCAGGCGACCGCCCGCACGCCGTGCGAGATCGCCTTCGGCTGGACCATCGACGCCAGCCGCTCGTTGCTCTTCACCGCGCATCGCGTGTTCCTGCCGCGCGGCAACCGTCAGATTCAGGGACCGGGCGGCATCCAAATCCCGTTCGCCTGGCAAGCCGCGCTCGATCCCGTTCTGAACAAAACCTGCACCGTCGTTCTGACAAACGACGTGGCCTCTTACTGATCTTTCCTTCCCCGCAACCCGCTATCCAGACAGGAGCCACCATGCTCAAGCTCGAACCCGTGTCCGCCGAACCCTTCTGGCTCGATGTGCTGCCCGGCGTGCGCATCCAGTTTCGGCCAGTTTCTGTCGCCGCAATGCTGATCGCGCGCGGCGCTGCGGGCGAAGCGCTGAAGGCTGGCGGCGAACAGGCCACGATCGAGGCGGGCGCGGCCTTCACCCGCGCGCTCGCCCAGACCGGCATTGTGGCCTGGGAGGGGATCGGCGACGCCAAGGGCAAGCCGGTTGATCCCGACAAGGAGGCGATCGAGCAGTTGCTCGAACTCTGGCCTGCCTTCGACGCCATCGACCGCCTCTATGTCGGCCCGGCACTGACGAGGCTCGACGAAAAAAACGTCTGATCGCCCTCGCCGAATGGCACTTCGACGGCGGCGAAAGCTATTGCGCCGCCTGTCCGCTGCGCTGTGCGGGCTGTCCCTATGATGAGCACGAACCCGAGACTTCCGAGGGAATGCTGGCGTGGGCAGTGATCCGCCGCTCG